CCTGTAACGACACTCGATCAAACCAACCCAGACGTTGCGATTGCATACGATACGCTTTTACAGGTGTCAAGGGAAGTTCAATCAGAAGGATGGACATTCAATAAAGAATTTAATTATCCATTTACTCCAGACAGTAATAAAGAAATACTAATACCATCTAACATTTTACAAATAGACCTTGCTAGAGAAGAACCAGTTAGTAAGAACTATGACGTTGTTAGAAGAAATAAAAAACTATATGACAGACGTAAGCATTCATTTCAGTGGGATACTGTGATGAAATGTGATGTCGTTTGGTTTTTTGATTGGGTAGATTTACCTCGCCCTATTCAAGATTACATTGTTTCTAGAGCTGCATGTTTCACTGTAAGCAGAATTGTTGGAGATGCAAATCTTTACAGAATGTGCCAAGAAAAAGAAGCATACATGAGAGCTATGGCACTTGAGTATGAATGTAATCAAGGACAGTTTACTTTCTTTGGACATCCAAAAGATGGAAACTTCTACACTAGCTACGAACCTTACCATGCTTTACACAGATAATGCCTAATGTCACACAAACAATTCCAAATTTTTTGGGAGGAGTATCCCGTCAACCTGATACAAAAAAATTACCTGGACAAGTAGTCGATGCTATTAATGCATATCCTGACCCAACTTTTGGTTTGACAAAAAGACCAGGCTTAAAATTTTTAACAAATTTAGGAAACGAAAATATTTATGCCAACGCTAAATGGTTTTACATACACAGAGATGGAGATGAAAAATATATAGGTTGCATAAAAGGTACAGAAATTTTTATATGGAATGCCACAACAGGTGTCCAAACAACAGTTACATATACAAATTCAGCTAATACAAATTATTTAACAGGTACTACAGCAAACGATTATGACGTATTGACTGTTCAAGATACCACTTTAATTACTAATAAAACAAAAGTTGTTAATACATTACCAGCTCCAGCTTTTCAAGCAAATACAGTAGGTACTGTAAGAATACGTGCTGTAACTGTAGGTACAACTTATAGTGTCACTGTAAATGGATCTACAGTATCCTTTACTACACCTAGTAGTGGTGCTGATATAGATACAATTTTAAGTAGTTTAGAAACAAGTATCAATAGTTTAAACATTACTGGTTTATTAGTTATAAGATTAGATACTTCTCTAGAGTTGATAAACCCTAACGGTTTTACTTTGACAGGTAAAGGTGGAACAGATAATGAAAGACTAGAAACTTTCCAAGACCAAGTTGCTAATATTACTCAATTACCTGATAGGTCTCTACATGACAGAGTAGTCAAAGTTATAAATACCGCTAGTGATGATGATACATATTACGCAAGGTTTAGAGCTGATAATGGTGTCTCAGGTAATGGTTTTTGGGAAGAGTTTATAGCTCCAGGTGTATCTCCTGGATTAGATGCTGAAACTATGCCACATGAGTTAGTGAATACGGCTACTAATCAATTTGAATTAAGACAAGCTACATATACTGCACGTTTAGTTGGTGATGATACTACTAATTCACATCCTAGTTTTGTAGGAAAAAAGATACAACAAGCTTTCTTTCATAGCAGTCGATTAGGTTTTTTAGTTGATGATAATGTTTCATTAAGTCAGGCTAATGAGTTCTTTAACTTTTACCACGTATCAGCTAGAACACAAATAGCTTCTGACCCAGTTGATTTAAGTACTTCAAGTATTAGACCAACACTTTTAACAGGTGTACTACCAACTGCACAGGGTTTGATCTTATTTAGTAAGAACCAGCAATTTTTGATGTTTGCACCTAACGGTATATTTACGCCTACTACAACTATTATTCGTGGTATCTCAAACTATGAGATGGACATTAACATAGATCCAGTTGATAACGGAAGTAATATTAACTTTATAAGTAAAACTCCTGGTTACACACGTATTTATCAAATGCGTACAGCTGGTCAAGAGATGAATCCAGTCGTTTTAGATATAGGGAGAGTTGTATCAGAATACATACCAAGCACAATTTCTAATTTAATTGCTAGTCCACAGAATAGCTTTATAGCTATGTGGGGTACTAATGCAAATGATGTCTATTTTTATAGAACATACAGTAATGGACAAGAAGAAATCATGCAAGCATGGTTTAAATGGCAGTTGCCAGGACAAGTACAAACACTGGCTGTAGATTCAGATGTTATGTATGCCGTAACTATGCAAGGTGGTAAATATACACTATGTAGCTCAAGTCTTAATCAAACACCAGAAGAAACTATTCTTGTTAATTCTGATGGAGATAAAATGAATCCATGTGTTGATTTATATGCAACTGCAACTTCAGTTGTATTTGATCAAACAGATCCAATAAATCCGTTTAGTAAATGTTACATACCTTTCAATAATGTAAGTACATTATCACCAGTTTTAGTTATTGGTAGTGATGTTAGTAACTTACAAAATCAAACTTATGTTGAATCTGGATTTACTATTACACCCAGTATCGCCACAGACAGTACTGGTACGTATTACAAAGTACCATTTAAAGATTTAACGAGTGTAGCAAATAAAGTTATTGTCGGTTTTAAATATACATTTGATGTACAATTACCAACTACTTATTACAGACTAGATCCTAATGGTACACAGTCTGATTTCACAGCAAATTTAACCATTGCACGAATGAGATTTTCTACAGGATTGTCTGGAATATTAGGTTTTAAATTGAAAAGAAATGGTGCTGCTGAATACAATGATGTACAGCCTGTAGCTTTAGCAAATTTCTATCTTGCTAATGATGTACCGTTAGAAAACCAAATGACTATTACAGTACCTATCCATCAACGCAACACAAACTTTGAACTTAAAGTTTCAAGTGAATCACCTTTCCCTGTCTCATTAACATCAATGATGTGGGAAGGCTATTATACACCACGTTTTTATAGGAGAGTTTAATGAGTAGTGGAGGATCTACCAATAAAATCATAAAGCATCAAAATGAACAAATAAAAAAACAGTATGAATATGATTTAAAAAATTATGAGTTTCAATACGGTCTACAACTAAATGAAGACGGTGATTTTGAACAACTTTATAATGATGATGGCACTAAAAAAGGTGTACAAAATGATAAGTATGAATATGCTGTAGAGAGTTTAGAACTAAGAAAACAATCTGATAAAGAAGCACAAGCTTACAGAGAAGAAACTGCTAATCAAAACTGGGAAATGGGTAAAGCCCAGCAAGATTATCAGTTTGATCAAGAAGATGCTATATACAAAAGAAATATTGAGCAATACGAGAATCAACTTGATTTTAATGAATTAGAATTTGATGATAATGTTGGCAGACAAAAAGCAATATTAAATGAAAGGTTTATAGAAGCTAGTTTTGAAAATCAAAGTATAATTCAAGATTTATATGAAGCTACAGGGACAGCTGGTTTTAATAAAGTACAAGCACAATTAGGTCTTGAAAACAGAGAAAATACTATAGAGTATCAAAAGCAAAAGCAGCTTACTAATTTAAAACAAGCAAGAAGAGGTGCTGACTTAAGAACAGCTGGTATTCAAACTGATATTCTTGACAGTAGAGGTAGTAGTGATTTTCAAAGAGGCACTCAATATCTAAATCTAACCGCAAGCGAATCAAAAAATAGATTTGCAAAAGCTAATTTAGTCTTAGATACTAAAACACAACAACAAGCTTTGTCGTTTCAAAATGAAATGATAAGGCGTGAGATGAGTCAACAAGCTTTAAACACTGCACAAGAGATAGAAAAGCAAGAGATTGCAGCACTAAAATCATCAGGTGAAGCACAACTTACTCAGGCTGGTAGATCACAAGGTAAAGCTGTAAGTATGATTATGGCTGAATTAGGTAGACATAATGGATATTTAGCTGAATCATTAATTAGAGGTCAAGACGTTGCCGCTGCACGTATGAAACAAAATAGAATTAATTCTCTTAATGTTGTACAAAAAGCAGCTTTAGCAGAACAACAACTTGATACAAGCAGTGTTGAAAATATTCATAGAACCATGATGAATGTAGGAGAAATAGACCGAACATTAAAGATTAGTGATGCAAAAAATCAATTGAATTTAGATGAAATAAAACAAGGTGTGCTCAACAATGTAGAAAATGCTTCTATTGATATAAATAAACTAGAGCAAGATCTTTTAGCAGCACAAAAGGAAACAGGTATTAATTTAAAAAAAATAGATTTTGATTTAGATAACTTTGGTACAAGATTTAAAACAAATCAAGATATTATCAAAGCATCATTAGAAAGTGCGGTCAGGGCAACTGACATGAATTTAAATGATATCAGTAGAGCAAAGAAACAAGCTGATTTACAAGCAGAAGCTAGAAAACTTTTAGATCCATCTATTAACAGAGATCAATTAAATCTTGATAATTTTAAACCAATTGCATTACCAGAACCTGTTTATCAAGATCCACAAGCTCCTCAAGTTGGTGTGCCTCCTATAGAAGGTGCTATGCAATCACCAATGGGAATGGGAGATTTATTACCAGGTGCTGCATTAACTGGTATAGGTATCGGTTTAGGAGCAGCAGCAATACCTGGTGTAGGTGTACCAGCAGCTATAGCTCTTGGTATTGGCTCTACAGTATTAGGATTATTTTAAAAAAACAATGAGGAATTTATCTTTTCGTGGGTACGCCCAGGGTAAAGGTTTTGACCCTCTTAAGGTTCCCGATGAAACATGGAAACTTCAAGACGAAACTGAAAGAACCTTACGAGGTATGCAAACAGTTCGTAGTCAGAACCTACAAAATAGAAATGAACAACTTGAGCAATTAAGAAGTAACGCTCGCAAAGAAGAACAACAAAGAAATCTTAATTTTAATCTTGAACAAGAATTTAAAAGGGCATATCATGATGCAGAAATGCAGCATTATAAAACTAGAATTTTAGATCAAGATACAAAAATAAGAGAAGCAAAACTTGATGCACAAAGATTTGACAAACTAAAAGAACTTGCGCCAAAAACTTTTTTGGCTATAGCTCAATTTCAAAATCAAAGATTTGAAGCTATACAAGGTAAAGCCAGATCGATTGATAGAAGGTTAGAAGAACAACTAGGTACAGAACAATATGATGCAGTTTTAGCCGAAGTTAAAAAAGGTAAAGTTTTAAAAGAAGTTTTAAGACAACGTCATCCTTCTTATAAAGAAACAATAGATGATAGTCTTAATTCATGGGAAATGATTGCTGTGCAAAGGCATATGCTTAAAAATCATTTTAATTCCACAATACACAAAGACTTAGCAGAACATAAACAAAACTTCGAACGTAATGGTACTACTTATAACAAAGAAAAATTAAATGAAGATTTAACAGATCCTAGTACTAGCACTACAATATTAGATTCTTTTTATGAAGGTAAAATGGATCAGTTACAACAAGCTGGTTTTTCTGCAAGTTTTTTGAATAAAGAACTTAGACCATTGCTTGATAAAGTTATAAGTCAAGAAAAGAAAGAACTAAATACAAGAATTGCTGCAAATAAAGAAGCAAAAGTAACAGAAAAAAGAGGTATAGAAATAATTGAGATGTGGGATGAGGGTGGTCAGGATATTATGAATATCGTAAATGCTGTAGATGATAAGAAATCAACTCTTGATGAAACATTCCATTTTGCTAAATTTTATGCAAGAAGTAATGATGAATATGGTATTAATTATTGGTCAGGTAAGTTTAATGAACCAATTATTATAAAAGGAAAAGAAACAACAATTGCTGAAGAATTTCCTAATAGAGTTGCTGAAGTATATGCAAAAGCAAATGAAAGATATAAAGAAAGTAGATTACAACACAAACAATACGTAGAGCAAGCGGCTATAGCAGCAAATATACGAGTAGAAAAAGGTTCTACTAAACATCCAGATATATACCAAAAAGCTATTGATGATATATTGGCTGGTGAAAACGTAACAATGGCAGATCTTAGACAATCAGACGCTGGTAGGGCATTAATAGAGGGTGCAGGGCGAACACTTGAACAGTACGAAACAGATTTTTTAAATAAGTTTCATAAGGCAGTTTTTAATGAAAAAGGAAGATTTATGATTCAAGACATAAGTATCCCTACATTAACTATGAGTCAAAAAATAAAACTCTTTCCTAAAACATTAGAAGGCCAAGGTATAAGTGAAACTTTTGATTCCACAGTTGAATCAATTTTAAAAAAAAATTTACGAAAAATGGCCAACCAATTAAGTAAAGATGATGTAGTAAATCCTCAAATAGATCTACTTTTACCTTTTGCCAAAAAAGATTTTTATGGTTATTTATTCAGTGAATTTGACGTAAAGAATGCTGAAAATATAACAGATAAAGATGGTTTAGCTTTATTAATTTTAAACAACTACAGCGAAACAATGGAGAAAAGAGATATATATAAAAGTGAGGGTTTAGAGGCTGATTTTAAATTTACATATTTTGGTACGACATTAAGTGATGCTATTGCAGATAGAACTAAAGCCGTTGCAATAATAAATAATATATCTATCTTAGATGACAAAGATACACTAACTAAAAAACAGGATAGAGCAATTGTAAATTATGCAAAGAATGGTGGTGAAATGCCAAGCATTTTATTTCAATTAAATCAAGAACTAACAAACTTTGATCCTATTGCTATTGCTAATATGAGATTAAGAGCAAGAGGTTTAGATGAGATAGAAAGAAAAGGTTTAGATTCTTTATTTACTGCTGTTGATCCTAAATATCGTCATTTAATGACACATAGACCTTCTTTTTCTAAAACTATAAGAGCATTAAATTTAACATTAGAAGAGACAGGTGATTTAACAGAAGGCAATAAAGCTATATATGAAGCGTTTATTTCTAAAGATATTGGATCTGCATTTGACAAACCATATGAAGTACTTAGAACTCCAAATGGCTTAACTTTATCAACAGATATGGGATTATCGTTAGAGTCTACTACTATAGGGCAAGCAATAAATTTATTAAGTTCTGGTAGGATTACCTCTTTAGGTGCATATGATTTAAACGTAGAATCTTTATTAAGAGCAAAAACTAAAGGTATAGCTAATGAAGAAGATACATTAAATGCTGCCTTGCAATTAGATATTTTTAGAAATGATATAGAGATAGATACTAGTTTTTTAATAATTGACAAAATGGATGAACCTATACCTGGTATGGGTCAATACAATGTTCTTCCGTTCAATTATGAAAAAAAGAGAAGAAAGAAAAGTAGAGGTATATCTCAAAAACAAATGAATGAAAGATTCAATAAAAATATTGAAAATATTGTCAAGGTTGTAGATAAAAAAATTCGAGATGATTTAAAAGGAGAAGGTGAACAAATTCAATTTTTATCACAATCAGGAGAATTTTTAATTGATCGTATAAAAAAAACTATACAGGCTACTAAAGAGAAAAAAGATTCTGGTGAACTTAAAGAAACTAGTAGAGGTCTTAGACCAACTGAAACAAGGAAGATTGTAAATGACACTAGAACTGATATTTTTGCTATTGATTATGCAGCTAAAGGTTTTAACTATTATCAATTTACTGATGTTTTAAAACAAGAAATGGAGGGTGATTAATGAATTATGATATGTACGATTTAGCAAACAGAGCAAAAATAGATAATCGATTAGAAGAAGCAGCACCACCTTTAGTACAAGAAACTGAAACTACAGAAACAAAAGTTGAAGATTCTGAAACTGTAGATCCCAAAGAATTTGGAATAAAAGAAAATGCACAGGAAGTTGTAGATGCATTAGTTGGTGGGGGTATTGATATTTATAACAGTGTTGTATCTTTGCCTAAATTATTAGATAAAAAATTTTATCAACCTACAGATCCTAATAACCCATATAAATATGAATCACCACTATTAATAAAAAATGCACCAATTACTGAAACAGTTTGGGGTAATTTTTTAAGGACTGCTGTTGAATTTATAGGAGGTACAGTTGGGACTGGAAAAGTAGTTTGGGGTTTAAAAGGATTAAAAGGAATAGCTACTATAGCTAAAGCATCAAGATTAGGTCGGGTTGGAATGTCTGCTGCATCTGGTGCTGTTTACGATGCAATTAGTAATCAATCGCAAGAAACTAATATGGCAAGAGTTCTTGTAGATACTTTTCCTAATCAAGCTGGAGTATTCGAACCTTTAGCAACAACAGAAACTATGTCACCAGCTAGAAAGTCTCTGTACAACATAGGTGAAGGTTTAGGATTAGGATCAGCTTTAGATCTTACTTTTGAAGCTATTGGTTTAGGACTTAAATCATTTAAAAAAGGTGCTAAACAACAACAGAAAACTATTACTGCTAACAAAGATGAATTAATTAAAGCATTAGAAGAAAGCACTCAAATAGATGAGGCAGCAAGAGAAGCTATTGTTTTAAAAGGTGCTAAACAAGCCTATGAAAAAGCTGAGTATCGTAAATATACTAATAAAACAAAAAAAGCTGGTCTAGAACCTCTTACAAAAGCAAATTTTCTTAAAAGAAATAAAAGTTGGGATAGATTAAATTCTGAAGATCAAATGAAAAAAATGATCGAATATGCTGATAAGAATGAAATTGATTTTGGTCCTAACTATGACTTTACAAGAAGAGGTAGAAAACAAGGTGAAGCAAACCTTGACTTACAAAAAGAACAACTGGAATATGATGTAGCTGCGGGTAAGCCTAGAGAAAATCCAGCATATTACAAAGGTGGAGATATAACTGATAACCAAGCACTCAGTGGTACAGATAATCCTGTAGAGGGTGTAAGGGATATGATTGAGATTCGTAATAATCCTACTCAAAAGTATGGTTCTCCTAGAGGAACAATGACTGAAGCTAATATTCGTAGAACTGAATATGTAGCACCAGGCATGATGTTAGAAGAAATAAATTCTCTTAGTAAAACATTGCAAGCTAGTCCATCTTTTAAAAGATTATCAAGCAAGGTAACTAACGATGCCTTAGATAGAGATCTTAAAAGAACAGCTGTTGATATTTTAAAATTTATGGATGACTCAGGTCATACCAGATTAATGGATATACCAGAGGAAGATGTTCTTAAATATATTGGTGATCCTAGAGCTGCAACAGAAGTTACTGATGGTGAAGTTTTAAATTATTTAAGTCCTGTACAACTAAGAGCAGTTGATTTAATTAGAGGTCAATTACTTTTAGAAGCAAGAGATTTAGCTAAAGCTGGACTTAGTGTTGCCGACAAGATAGATGTTACTGCAAATGGTTCAATATTAGATGGAATATTAGCAAGACATTCTGCATTAGGTAGATTAAGAAAAGAAGCTAGTTTGGCAAGTTCTGCTGAATTAAGATCTTATGATGCTAAAAAAAAGAAAGATATTGTTGGTTTAACAAAAAAAGAATTAATTGCTAGAGCATCTGATGGAGCTGCTGCTGATCAAGCTATGGTAAAAGAATTATTAAAGAGTGATCCTGATAATGCTTTATACGAAGGCTTTATACATTTTACTGCTGAAAGTAATGGTAGTGCTCAAACATTTAAAGATTTTCAAGAATTCTTTAAACGTAAACTTAGAGGATATAAAGAAGGTAATAAATATCAAAGAAACGCCATAATAAACGAAATGATGACAATGGGTGTCAACTCTATGTTGTCTGGTCCTAAAACACCTGTACGTGCATTAATAGGTACTGGTTTAGGAACTATTATGCGCCCAGTTGCAACTATTCTTGGTGCTCTAGGTAAATCTGATGACACCGTTTTAAGAGGTGCTTTTGTAAATGTAGGTGCAATGGTTGAGGCTCAAAATGAAGCTTTACGTAAAGCAGTAGCTGATTTCCAATCCTATACCATGAACCAAGAAGGATTTAGAGGATATATAAAAAATCAGAAAGACCAAGAGTGGGAACAAATGATGTCATGGGCAGCTACTTATGGAACACTGGGTGATAAGGCTAGTGCTAAATTTGCTAATGCTCTTAGAGGTATTAATAAAATGCCTGTGTTTAATTATGGACCTAGAGTTATGAGGTCAATTGATACTTATTTTACACAAATAATAGGTAGAGGAAGACAAAGACAACTTGCTTTTGAAAACGTATATAAAAAAATAACTGATAAAGGATTGGTAGTTGCTGATGCAGATTTAGATGATTTAGTCAGAGCAGCTGAAGTTGATTTTGAAGCAAAAGTATTTAGTGCAGATGGACGTTTGACAGATGAAATGGCAAAGTTTGCGGCAGACGAAGCAAAGTTAACTCAAGAACTCAAAGGTTTTGCAAAGTCATTAGACATAATGTTTGACCAAGCACCCTTCTTTAGACCTTTCTTCTTGTTTGCACGGACTGGTGTTAACGCTTTAACTATGACATCAAAGTACACACCTGGACTTAATTTAATAATTAAAGAGCATGCAGACATAATGAGTAAGCAATGGGATGATCCGGCTTTATTACAGTATGGAATAAAAACAGCAAGAGATCATGAAATTGCTAAATCTACTATGCGTGGAAGAATGGCAATTGGTTATGTTTTTACTAGTTTAGTTGCAATGCTTGCATTAAATGGAAAGATTACAGGAAATGGACCTCCAGAAAGAAGTGTCCGTAATACATGGCAAACTTTTGGTTGGCAACCTAGATCAATTAAAATCGGTGATAGTTATATAAGTTATGAAGCAATAGAACCATTTAATATGATACTGGGTTTTGCAGCTGATGTTGTTGATTCTCAAAAAGTAATGGGTGATGAATGGGTTGGTAATAATTTCGGAAAGCTTATGTATGTTCTTCAAGCTAATGTAGTAAATAAATCATTTCTTGCTGGATTACTACAATTATCTGATTTACTTACCTCGCAAGGTAATGATGCACCTAGAGTTGCGGCTAACTTTGTAAACAACCAAATACCACTAAGTTCTATGCGTAACGAAATAGGTAAATTAATATCTCCAGGAATGCGTGAATTAGAATCTGGATTTTGGCAGAGTATTGGTAATAGAAATTTATGGGCTGATGTAGTAGTTAAAGGTACATTACTTCCTTATAGATATGATCAATTAAATGGTGACATAATAAGAGATTGGGACCCTATTACACGATTAACTAATGGAATATTGCCTTTTAATGTAAATATAGGCACTAGTAATGAAACTAGGGAAATTTTATTTAGAAGTGGCGTTAACTTAGCGCAAACATTTAATACTGGACCTAATGGTGAAAGTTTAGAAGGTCATGCTGATTTAAAATCTAAATTTAAGTTTTATATGGGTCAGGAAAATGTTGAAGCACAAATAGCTGAGTTAGTAGAAAAGTATCCACAAATGAAAGAATCTTTATTAAGGATGGAAACAGATAGACGAGAAGGTCAAAACTACAATCCAGTTAAAACATTACATGCTGATAAAATAAGATTGTTATTACGTAATGCTAAAAGAAAAGCTTGGACTGCTTTATTAAATGATGAACAAATTGGTACAAAAGCACAAGTATTACAAGAATTACATTCTTTAGGAAAACTAGCTGATGAAGCTAGGGTAAGTGGTAATTATAAAAATGAAGCAAGAATTAATAAAGAGATAGAAAGAATAAAAAATATACCTAAATAAATCTACCCAGTCAACGAATTTTTAAGCGTAAATGGCTGTTACACAAACTCAATACACAGGGAACGGATCGACCGTCCTCTTTTCTTTTACATTTCCATATTTATCTGCAACAGACGTTAAAGTAAAAATTAACGGTGTTACGCAAGCAACAACTGAATACTCATTCGCCAACGCTACAACAGTACAAATGAACACAGCTCCAGCTAATGGAGCTACTGTTTTAATATTCCGTGATACAGATAACGATAATAAAAAGGCGACATTTTTTCCAGGCTCTGCAATTAAAGCAGAAGATCTAAACGACAATATAGATCAAATTTTATTTGTTGCTCAAGAAATTGATAACAATGCCATGACCACCCTTGGCGAAGATGCTATGCAAGCTAACCTAGACCTTGGTAATAACAAAATCGTCAATCTTGCAAATCCAACAAATGGAAATGATGCTGTTAATAAAAACACATTAGAAACTACTATAAGTTCTAATATTTTAGCTGGTACTGATTTAGCTAAAACTACAAATAATAACCAAGTAACTATTAATCATGATGTTGCTGGTGCAAATACTACGATCAATAACAGTAACGGTAATGTAATTCAAGACATTACTGTTTCAGCACAAGGTCATGTTACCTCGGCTGGTTCTGTTGATTTAGACACAAGATACTATACAGAAACTGAACTAGATGCTGGTGCTCTTGACCCTTTATATTTTAGACAAGACAGTAGTGAAACTATAGCTAGTGGGCAAACTTGGTCTGCAAGTGATAGTTATGTAGCTACTACAGCTGCAATCGATGCACGTATTATTGACTTAGTTGATGAAGTTGGTGGTTTTGATATCGTTAATGATGAGCAAAGTTTTCCTGATACAAACCCTGGTGGAACTACAGGACAAGCAGCTGTTTTAAGTATAAAAGCAACAACTGCAAATTTAGTACCAAGTGGTACTACAGTTACCATAACTAATGGAAACTTAGCTAATAATGCAAATATTATTATTAATAATGTACCTGGTACAATCGCTCAAGGTTTTGGATTTTTAGTAGAATCTACACCCACATTACATACATATACTTTTCATAGATTAGTACCTAAAGCTACAGAGGTAACTACAGTTGCTAGTAATGCAACAGCTGTAGCAAATGTTGGAAACAATATCCCTGCAATAAATACTGCAAACTCTAATTCAACTGATATAAGTACAGTTGCTTCTAATATAGGCAACGTAAATAATGTTGGTACTAATATTGCTGACGTTAATACAGTTGCTACTAATATAGCTGATGTTAATAATTACGCTGACACATATCAGGTTGCTTCTAGTGACCCATCAACTAGACCTGACGGTTCAGGTTTACAAGAAGGTGATTTATACTTTAATAGTACTTCTGATGAACTAAAAGTTTATAATGGTAGTGCTTGGCAAGGTGGTGTAACAGCTACAGGTAATTTAGCTGGTCTTGGAAGTAATACATTTACTGGTAATCAAACTATAAATGGAGGAGTAACCGCTACATCTTTTACAGGAGATGGAGCAAACTTAACTAACTTACCTGTAGACCTTACAAATTTAAGTGCAACAAA